GCGTTCTCACTGAGGTAATTTTGTAGCCCATGTCTTCTAGATGGGTTGTAATCTGCCATATCTCCTCATTCTCCATTCTTGAATAAGTTCTTGAGTTGTACATCAAAGTCTTCCATTTCCGTAGCCACTATGATATCTTCCACAGTTTCATTTATTAACTCAGGCTGTGTCTCTGCTGTAAACAATGTAGCATATGTCGACTGAGTAATCTCTGCGATGAAGTCAGGTTCATTGCGATGGTCATACAATGCCTGTAGTAATGAACCTATCATAAGTCTGTAGCCACCGGGCAGCAATAGTGCTGGGTCAAAATCCTCATCATCTTCAATGAAGTGTTGGATAGCATCAAATATATTATTGAACTTAGCACCACACTCAGGACATGGCGGTATGTCCCTACTCTTTTCCCAATTACTTATCATTTAACCCCGCCTTTTGGAGTATTGCATTCGCCCCGTTGCTCGTATAGAATGAGTTAGCATCTTCGCCGTCGGGGAATTGGACGACAGTAACAGGGAGTTCTCTTGCCAGTGAGTTGGCAAACTCTTTCCCTGGCTGGTCTCCGTCTGCAAAGACAAAGACTCTTTCGAAATCGGCGAGGAGTCTCGTGTAATGTTTCTTCCAACTATTAGCGCCTGGCACACCAACACAAGGAACACCGACACAGGAGCTAAGAGTAAGAGTATCCAGCTCGCCTTCACAAATACCAATGTAATCGCCAGCCCGCTCAATATCAAGAACATTATACATTTTAGTATCAGCGCCAGTGAGTCCCATGTACTTAGGCTCCACCGCAGGATTGAGCGAACGAAACCGTAAGTCCACAACGCCGGTCTTAGTAATGTATGGTATGCTAAGTCTGCCAGTATATATCTCATGTCCTACCTCAGCCTCTACGACTACGCCTAATCGAGCCAACCGTGCTACTTCCATTGGAATACCCCGACTTTTGAGGTAACCTTCTGCCTGATAAATGTTTGCCGCGTACTTCTCCGTGGCTCTCTCCAGTAATTCTCGTTGCGAATTCCTTTGCATCTCTAACACTTATCCCTTCACGCTGGGAGATGATTTGTAAACTGTTGCCTTGTACTCCACAGGCGAAACAAACAAAGACATTGTCGTCGAGATTGGCAGTACCACTTTGGTGCGTGTCACCGTGGAATGGACAACGGAGGTTAACTTGCCCGTGGTCTCGTCGTACTTGCGCTCCGTAGTGTACGAGTATGTCTCTGATACTGGGTAAGTCATTCATATCTCTCTCTCATCCATTGTTCCAAATCTTGTATGACCCACGACTTTTCTATGCCGTGGTTCCTGCGCTTGACTACGACGAAGGCCGGAGGCTCATGCGTTAAACCTCTAGCCTTCGTGTAGTTCTTTGCCTCAACCTGCGCTTCGTCCCAGAACGCAGGCAAGTCTAGCTTCTTTCTATTCTTCAGTTCAAGTATATAAGTCTTGCCCTGAAGGAAAACATATAAGTCACCCTCGTCTTTGGCTCCGGCTTTAGTGAGTCGCTCAGCGACAGCCTCGTGTTCACGAAGCCAACGCATTACATCAGTCTCAAACTTAGCACCTTTGCGTCCGTTAGGGTTTGCCATTATGATGCGCTCTTATCCTTCATTAGTATTCTGATTGCCCAGTCAAGTCCGTCATGTACGCCTTGCGTATAATCATCCTTAGCTGGCGGTTTGGCATCTTCAATCTTCTGTATAAACTTTCCAACTTGTCTTGTAACTTCAGCATAAGCCATCTCTTTAGCGTGAATCTCTAGGTAATCGTCATCCATTATACATTCTCCGGTATGTCGTCAACGAACATATATTCAGGGTTGAAAGCAATCCATGTCATCAAAGCCCCTCCCGCATCAGCCTTGCCATATCTGTTCTTAACAGGAGCGACGCCCATGCTTGTACCCACGACTCCGAGGGTGCAAATGAGAGCAGGTAGTTGAGCAACTTTGCCTTGTATTGCACTTCTAGGCTGACACGGAGTGCCCGGTACAGCCTCACTAGTATGATGGAGTACAAGAACAGCAGCGTTAGTAGCACGAGCAAGATACTTTAACTCCTTCATGATGGCTCGCATTGAAGCGAACTCTTCGCCACCATCGGTGGCAACATCCATTAGATTATCTACTACAATTAATTGTGGTGGGCAACCCCATAGTTCTTCGAATGCTTGAACCTCTTCGTCTATATCTTGAAGTGTAGGTGCTGACTCGAATGACCATACGATATGCCCACCCTTTGACAACACAGCCCTTGTCCAACCCAAGTCTGTGTTAAGCAGTTGCTCTACATCGCCTTGACTCTTATTAGAAATCATTGAAGCAAGTCTCATAGCCATCGTGTGTGCATTTGTGTCGGCTGAGATATAAAGTGTAGGCACTTTACTCTTAAGCGCAAGAGCAAGGGCAAGTGTTGACTTACCTACTCCCGGCGCTGCTGCGAACATCGACACTTCGCTTCGCCTGAGGACAATCTTGTTCGACTCAAACGCTTTGAAGCATGACGGTAGCGGTTCCCCACCGATACTTGGGCGACCAACGCTTCTGACAAGTGTACGCAATTTCGATTCCTTTTAAAGAGAAGCCGTAGCCAATCCATTACAAACTGACTACGGCTCATTTGATATCCTTATTTAGTTGACTGGCTTGCATTGGTCAGGCGTTCCCTGTGGGGACGGACATGCCCAGAATGCATATGGCTTGCCAGTATTCTTGCTAACTCCGCTACGCCAAATGCGTGCACCATGTTTACATGTGGGAGCTGCGGTACCTGACACTTCCGATACCGGGGTTGGCGGCGAGGAGACTGGAGGCGTGGTGTTTGTAGTGGAATTTGTAGTCGATAAAGGGGCTACATTGTACGCTGCTGCTAGCATCTTGTTTGTTGCAGCAATCTGCGTAGCGTAGTCACCTACACCTTCAAGCAGCACACTGAGTTCATCTGCAGTATTGGCACGGATGTTAATCATATCACCAGCGCCAGTCTTATACGAGACTTGCAGTTTCCATTCTTCGTTCATTTGTTCTCTTTCTTCGAAGTAAACGGGCAGTGTTCCGTGAGTCCGCACCGATTACAGTTGTTTGTGTTTGGTAAGAATACACCAGCTTTACGAGCTTTGTCAAAGTTTTCAACAAAGTATGTAATCATATCTTCGCTGTACTTTGTTAGGTCAACCATAGTTCCAGTACCAGACTGACGAGCCATCCAGTAGTTACCATACTTGACATCAACATCAAATATCTTTTTCAGTCCTGCCTTATAGAATCCAAGCTGAAGGCTTGAATCAGGTGTGCGCTGTGAAGTCTTTAAGTCCACAACCACCAACTCACCATCGACTTCAAACACTCGGTCGATGACCATCTTGACAGGAACACCAGCAAACTCAGGTATGATACCTAGTTCAATCGCAGGAACGCCTTGAGGCGTTTTCCAAATCTTCCAATTGGTGTTAGTAGTACGCCAATCAATGTAACTCTGTACCCACTCGGGGCCTGCAGTTTGCCAGAACTCTGCGTCCTCTTTGTTAGGACGTTCCTTCGTAGCCCTGCCACCAACCCTAAGCGTTGATAGGTCGACGTCTTTCGTGTACTCATTCCAAGCCTCTTCCCATAATTTCTTACTCAACATGTTGCTTGTCCCATTCTTCGGTAGCCTTGTGGAATGCTGAGCCACCTGCAGACCAGACTGCTGGCTGTTCAGGTATCTCAAGTAGTCGACCGAGATAGTAGAGATAACCACAGTCAATGTATGTAGTCAGTGCTGAGTACGATACATGTCCCGGGATTTTATAATCGTCAGTTAGGTATACTCCCATGGAGTCCTTTCATAAACTTGACATATAATAAATATATTATTATAATTATATTTATATATATTATATAAGACCCCTACGGGGTCTTTATATTATTTATATTATATAATATATATATTATACCTGACAGAGGGGAAGCTGTCAAGTATTAATCTACTTATCGGAAACACAAAAGACCCCCCTTCCTAGGGTGATTACCTTAGGTTGGGGGGTTTAGTGTCTCTAATGGCTTTCTAGGGCCATTTAAAGGGTATTCTACAGGCTAGCGTGAGCCTCTTCCGAACTCTGATGCGGATGGGTCGAGCCACTTAAGGACAGGCCCGAGGAACCCTGCGAGGGCTGCTGCTCCGAGTGTCTTGAAGTCGGTCTCGCCAGCGAGGTAGAGTGCGATAGCAGCAGAGGCTGCAGCACGGAACCAGGTCAGCGATACTTGCTTTAGTGCTTCCATTTATTTTGCCTTTCGTTTGGTATTGTGAACCAGACAGCAGGTACAGACTGGCTGTACTGTCGTCTTCTTCTTAGGTGCTGGCTGCAAGGCAGCCTTTACCTGATTCACAATCTTAGGTTGATTCATCCACCAGAACCAAGGGCTAGTATCATCAGCCATATGAGGGTGGATAGAAACATGAAGATGCTTAGTGTGAGGGTTGCTGCCACTGTAAGGACGATTGCCAGACTTAGCATGCTTGCGCGACCAAATTTTTTTATTGAAGATAAGGTAGGAAACCCGCTCATCTTCTTTAAGCTTTTCGAATATCTCGGCACAGTCAATCCCATTCTTGGGGTCGTGTGTCAAGTCGACAGCAAGCCCGGTGTTATGGTCTGAGTTAGGACTAATCTTTAGATGAGCAGCAGAAGGTAGCAGTCCATCGCTCGCCTTCATACGTTTCGGAGCAAGAGCACTCGCCTGTCGCAACAGAGCGACGGCAGCAGGAGTGGCTTTCCCTGTCGTGGGTTTCTTCATACTGACTCACTTTCGTAATGCTTCCTTAACCAAATCTGTTAGTAAATCTACTTTAGTTTCTAAACCATTAACCTTGTCCTTAAGACTGGAGCCACCGTTGGGCTTAAGTTCTGACAAGTAATGTTTAGTTAGATGTTTAACACCCATAGCTAATGCGGATACAAGTGTTACAATAGATACGGCTATGCCAGCCCAGTCTGCAGGTGTCATTTATACGGTCCTTATGGTCATCTCAATGATGCCACCATACCCAGAGAACCCTCTGTCCGGTGGCGTAGCTCGAACGAAGTTGATTTGCTCAATGACAACCTGTCGTGATTCGTCAGTTGTCAAATCTTGCCAAGTAACAATATCACCATTCTGCTCAATAGTCTCAAGCTCTGATAGTCTATCGTAGGCTCTGCCTTCGTATCCTACTGTGACATTGTACCTGTCAGTCTCCACGTCAAAGCAATAGACGGGAAATCTAATAGCTCTCTGCCGAGGCGTAGCAATAGTTGCCTTGGCTTGGTAGCCCTTAAACACAGGGCCCTTGGTATTATCAGTTCCGTCCCGATATAGAATAAACTTATAGCCTAGGTATTCTTGACTGCCGCTAGGTGTGTTAGTTGTGACTTCGACTGGTGGTACAGTAGCACTGTATGCAATCAAGTCAAACTCTGTGCCGTCAGCAGTGACGGTTTCAAGGGTCATTGAGCCATAGGTAAAGTCACCGCGTCCTAGTAGACGCTTGAAGTTCTTTGGCTCCAGAGTGTTGTAGCGAATATAACCAGTGGTCAAATAACCATTTGTGTTAAGCACATCCTCTGATTCCATATAGGCATAGCCAACACTACCTGCAGCAGTGCAGAAAAATATTCTATCTGTAGTTCCAATTAGTGATACGGCTGTAGTTGAGTGACCAGTTACGCCAGATTGATATAAGTCATTTGCATAAGCAAAACGCAACGGAGACAACTCATTGCCTATGTCAATACGGATAACTCCAGGGTTGCCATCAACACCAGTGGCACACCAGACATAATGGTCTCTACCTGTGAATCCATAGACAGGTTGTTCTGTTTCAAAAATAAGAGGACCGTAGATAAGTGAGCCATCATCTCTAACCTCAGCCACGCGTACACCTTTATTGGTGCCTATCATCATGTAACCTAGGTAGTAGAAGATGCAGTAACTGAGTTCCCCTGCTGGGAACTCTGCTGCTGTAATAGCAGAGGTAAGAGTAGGCATAGAACCAGAAGAACTTAAAGTAAACTTCTGGATTGTAGACTGGATGCCATTAAATCCAGTAACATAAATTGCTGGACCTGATGCTGTGACGCTTGTATAGACGTGATATGCAGAAGGATGTGTATATACAGGTGTTGGCAATGCTGTTGCGCTGCCTGAGAATTCATATACCTTGTTGTCAAAACAAGCAACAATACGTTCTTTCACGAACTCCATAACAGCATTGTTTACGGTAACACCAGTAACATCAAACATCTTAATAGGAGTAGTACCTGAGTGCTCATCAAGTGACTTCTTATAAACAGTAAGTTTTGTAGAACCACCAGAGGTAACATTAGTTACCCAGTAAGCAGTAGTTCCGTCATCGCAAATCGCATAGACTCGGTCTTCTGCTCCGCTATTGTAATCAATAAAGTGGGTTAGATTACTTGAGGCTGTACCAGTTGCTGCTTGTGAGGCTACATTGCTTGCAGTCTTGGCATAGGTAAATGTAGTTGGGGTTGGTATTGAAGTAATGGTGTACTCACCATCAAAGGTAGCGTCTACTCCAGATACTTCAACAGTCATAAAGGCTCTAAGCCCGTGATTAGCGCTAGTAGTAAGGGTGGCTACGTTGCTAGTCAAAGCCTTATTACTAACAGTTGCAGTAATGGTTGGGTATAGTTTGTCTACATCATACTCATCGTGCAGTAATACACAATCAATACTATCTACGTTAGTGACAGTACCTGTTGGGCTAATAGCAGTTGATGCCACGTTTGTAGCAGTCTTAGCATAAGTAAATGTTGTACTACTAGGTGTAGTTGTAATCATATAAGTACCATTAAAAGTATCGTCAACACCAGTAATAGTTACTGTTATACCTGCAGAAAAATTGTGAGCAGCCGCTGTTGTAATAGTTGCAACATTAGATGTTAGGGCTTTGTTAGTAGCAACAGCAATACCATTCCATTGAACTGCACGTGCTAACTGCCAAGGTCTACGGCTTGGTGAGATAGTTCCAGTGATGATATGAGTTTGGTCTACATCGTTAAGCAGAGTTACCTGTCCCTCGGTCCAGATGTCTACGCCTTTACTGTCCTTAAATCTAAACGTACCCTCACCAGGGATAAGAGCTGGGTCATAGAATTCTATACCAGAGCCATCTTGGAACGATGACTGACTACGAATCCACCAACCAGTTAAGCTCTGCTCTCCTGGCTCTGTCTGATTATCAAACTGTTCCTTACGGTAAGGCGCAGTCTGTCGGATATAAGGACGCTGGTCGGATATAGCATAGATAAAGGGCATGCCCCCAATAGCTACATCGTAAGCTACGTCGGTATTCTGCCACACAGATGTGTCAGCTAGTACACCAACGTCAACAGCAATAGCCCGCGTTGAACGTCCCTCGGTAATATCACGACCAGCCACTTATACTCCTAGTCTTGTTTCTGTTGTTGTTCTTTTAATTTTTCTTTTAACTGCTCATTAGTCCAGTACAAAGCATAGTAGTCATAGTCCAGACTGAATCGCTTCATATGCTTGACTAACGCCCCTGTGTGGGCGTGTAGTGGTATGCCTGCCTTCTTCATTCGGCGGAAGAAGATGATGTCTTCGCCGATAAAGTGGTCATCGATACCATCGCCAGTCTCGTTAAACATTCCCTTGCCGGGATGTGCTTCACGTAACTTAGGAATGATTGACTTGTGCATAATGACAAACCCAAAGCCAGCATTATCTATTTTGATAACTTGGTTATCAGGTAGTGGGTGGACATACTGAATCTGAAATTCAGATACATCGTTAAATAGTACAGGGAAGGGGCGCATAAGCGTACCCTCATTTTCCTTACTAATGAAGTATACACCGCTAACTACTGGACGATTAACTTTGTCGGCTGTCTTCCACAGTTTAGCCATAGCATCCTGATTCAGGACTATGTCAGAGTCTACCCAGAGTAGCCAGTCAGTCTTAATCTTATCTGCCCAGTGGTTGAATAGAACTTCCCTTTGTCTACCTATCTGATTACCCTGCACTCTGATGGTGCTATGGATAGTCATGCCATTACCAATGCCGGTAACTAACGCATTGGTAAGCCCTTCTGTAAACTTGCCATCGGTAGTACCATTATCGCACCAACCGAGGGCTACTGTATCGTTCTTGCCTATCATTTGTGTCCCCTATTCTTTAGGTATTAAGTATAGAACAATCTATAAAGATTGTGCCTCTTGCGGATTTAGCCAAGCCTGATAAGCAGGGTCAGACTCAATGCAGGTGTAGCGAATCAAGCCATCTTCATCAACCCGAGCATAAATAGTTTCGCCTTGCGGACTTGTTCCATATTCAATAAATTCAATCATAATTCAGCACTCCATCCTAAGAAAGCATTACTGTTTACCGATTCAACATAAGTTGCAT